CTTTTTCACAAGGAATACCAGTTCTTCTTGATAAGATTCCAAATAGTATTTTGTCACAGAGTACAAAAGATGAAGTAAGCAAGCCACTTGGAGATGCTGCTGGATTCCTAACACTCATGTTTGTAGGCGGCAAAGCAGCTGAAACTGTTGGACCAATGATCAAAGCAAAGCTTGATGAGGCTAAAGTATTAATCACAAAAGACCTCATTACTAAGAACTTTCCTGGCAAAAAAGTATATTTTAATTCATCTCAGGTAAAAGATATCTGGCAAACAAATACTTTGCTTACTGAATCTGAAAAATCTGATATCTTAAAGACTATTGGCGGTGACAGTGCAAAAATTCGTGATGCCCTTAAAAACGGTATCTCTATTGAGGTATCTCCTCGTACTCTTGTGACATTAGAAGATAGACCATACTGGGCATCAATTAAGGAATTCTTTGGAGCAAAGTCATCAGAACCTAAAGTTATTAGTGACACAGGAGGTATGTCGGTGGAATCGAAAATCAGAGGATTATTGCCAAGTGGTGATGAATCACTTTCTATTCCTATTAAGATCGAAGATGTACATCCTGTACTCAAAGATGAGGTCAATAAAGCCCTTGAAACTCATGGAGAGCCAGTAGTTCATCAAGCTTTGCAAGACAACCTAGGATTCGATGCAGAGACCGCACAGAAGGTGATACAAGGATCTACTCGAGCTACTACGCCAGATGAGATTCAGGCTAAGAATCAGGATGTATTGGGTAAGGTTGCGCCAAAAGAAGTAGCTAACGTTAAAACAGAAAATAATATTTTTTATCATGGTACAAAAGCACCAATAAAAAGTATCTCAGATCTGAGTCCAATAAATTTTGGAGATCCTCAAGCTCTTTACGGTCCCGGTATATATCTAACCAGTAATCATGAGATTGCTAAAGGATATGCTCAAACAAAAGGAAAGGGACCAGAAGGTAAAGTATTTAGTGGTAAATTAGTTGATGGATTAAAATTCCTCAATCTCGATAAGCCATTGTCTGATTCTGAATCTTCTATATTTAATAAAATAATAAATCGTGAACGAGGTGACCTTGAGGCTGGTAACACTGATGTAACCGGAAAAACTGGCGCAGAAGCTGTACAAATACTAAGAGGTGAGCTTCAAGATGCACATATTCCTAAATATGAAGCCCATGAAGATTTTATTGATTTACAACAAGCTTTAGAAGATGAACATGGTTATAATGGATTTGAACATAAAGGAGGGATTGGAAAAGATATTGAACATAATGTAAAAATACTATTTGATACAGGATATGCCAATAAAGCGCCTGGTAGGCTTATAAAACCAATTGAAACTGAAATTAAAGCAGTAAACAAAGCCCTTAACATGCAAGGAGGCTTCATCAACGCTGAACCTCTTGTGAAAGCAGTTACTGGTGTAGCTGACTTTCTAGAAGCCACAAATAAAGGCATTGAAGCATCAAAAAATCTTGATGATAGTCTCTATACGATTGAGAAAAATGCAGAAGCAGACAAAGTAATGGCTTTGCAATTGGTTGAAAAGACTGATATTTCAGCAAAAGATGTTGAGGCGGTTTATCATTATCGTGAAGACAATTCACTCCCATTAACTCCAAAGCAAAAGAAAATATATGAAGATAGCAAACCTATGCGAGAGGCAATTAATCGCATGGCAAATAAGCTCAAAGAGACAATTCCAATTAACTCTGAAGATAGAAACTCTCGTTATGTAAAGGGCAAAGGTAATGTCCTTGACCGTATTACCAAGGCTACAAAAGGTATTGGTGGCAAAGGTTCTGTATTGGGAAAATCTGCACCTACATTGAAGTCGCGTGTATATAAGACTCTAGTTGATGAAAATGGCAATAGGACACTTGTTGCTATCAAAGACGGTCGTGTAACAGCAATAAAGGACAAAGTATCAACTGATCTTGGCTCAGATACTAAAAAGATATCTCCACGCACAAAAGAATTCTTTGATAAAAATGTAACTCCTGCACTTGAAAATCTTGCAACGGATCTTGGTATTACGCATATACGAACAACACAAAATCAGAAAGGTCTTGGTCCAAAGGCTGCCGGAGTATCATTTACTGGCAAGAATCTCATAAAGACAAAAGTAGGAGCACCCGAGCGTGTTCTTATCCACGAAATAGGACATCAGATTGATGAACGATATGGTATGCAAGAAATATTTAAGAAAGATGATGCGCGTAACTTTGGTCGTGATACTAGCCAATCTGAACTTAGAGCATTGGCAGATCTTCGACTTCCTAATGATCCAACTGATACATTTAAAAAATACGTACGAAGTGGTGCTGAAAAGATGGCAGTAATGTTTGAAGCATATCTTCATGTCCCTGAGCAATTCAAAGAAGTGGCTCCTAATATTTTTGAGAAATTCGAGGAGTTCCTTGGTTCACATAAAGAATTACAGCCTATTAAAGAACTCTCTCCATCACTTGTGCTTACTAGCAAGACTGTTGGAGGAGAGCATATTGGGGGAATCAAAGGAAACACATTTATTAAAGATGGAAAGTCTTATAAAATTGAAGAAGCTACAACAAAGGAGATTGAGAAAAATACAAACACACGATATCATACAAACTTCTTTGTAAATGATTTGGTAACATATCTCAATCTTCGTTCAGTTGAACGAGCGACTGATTTTCTTGATGCCTACAAAGAGTCTGCTAAATTTAAATCTATTGGTATGAAATTTGGTGAAGGAGATGCTCCAAAAGGTTGGACAACAACAATCAATCCATCATTCCGTGGATATATGCTCGAACCCCATGTTGCAGCAATCATGGATAAATATGCAAGTAGTATGATGAAAGGCAAAGATCCTCTGCATGTACTTACTGGGCTCAATGGATTTCTCCGCACGACTATATTCCTTAATCCTTTTATTCACATTCCAAACATTGTAATTCACTGGATGGTAAACCGTGGTGCAAAAGACTTTGCAAACCCTTTAACCATGAAGCGATTGGTAACTACTTCTTCTCGTGCAATCAGTGCAGTTATGCATCAAAATTCAGACTATATTGAAATGTTGCAATCCGGTGCACCACTTCTTTATTCTTCAATGGAAACAAGGAACTTGCACAATGCGTTATTATCAAAAATGGAGAGTGAAATTAATAAAAATCCTGAATTAGACTTTGTAAAGAAAGCAATGAATTCTATTAATCCATATGTACTATCAGGTAAAGCTACTTGGATGATCAACGACATTGCAATAATGCAAGCAGTCTATGAAGAAATGGAAAAGGATCCAAACAAGACAATGCAACAGGCAATAGCTGATGTTGGTGCCCACATTCCTAACTATCGTGTGCCTGCAAATAAAGTTCTTCAATTCTTAAACAATCCTAATATAAGCATGTTCGGAGCGTATCACTTTGGAGCTTTGAGATCTTATTATGAGATGGCAAAAACACTCACAACTGGTAATACTGTTGGAGATGAAGGAATGAACACTATTGGATCAAAAGAAGCATGGAAGAATCGTGGAGATGTATTAAGTAAATTAATGATGCTTGGTATTATCTCTCTTGTAATTTATCCTGCAATCGATGAGGCTATACAAAAAGCAACAGGTAATCCAAATGCAAAAATGCGACGAGCTGGTGCAACAACTTTCCCTTACAATGCAATACAAGTCGCGAGTGGTAATATGGGCATTAGTCAATTTATTCAATCTGTGATTACACCTGCGGTTGGAACCAAAGAACTCGCCTCTCAATTATTTAATGTAGATATGTTCACTGGAGTTCATGTGAGAGATACAAATGCCAGTGCTGGAGAACAGGCACAGGAAGCATTTCATCATGCAGAAAATGCAGTTGCTCCTATTGCTCAATATAAAAAACTTGATAGTGGGGTCCAAACTCCTGCTCAATTCGCTATGAGTCTCGTGGGAATATCGTCACCTGATTCAGTGAAAACTAAGCTAATCAATGCTGAAGCCTCAGCACAATCTAAAGTTGATAAGCTTGACCAAACAAGTGTTGATCGAATAAAGACTATGTATGATCAAGTTAAGAAAGTAGGCTTTGGAACATCTGAAGGAGATGCCTTGGTTGCCGACATGACTGCCTCTGATTTTGCAATTTATAAAGACTTGAAAGCAGTGGATACAGCAAAAGATCTTATTGCAATGAAAGACAAAATACAACCTATTGTTGAACAGGCTTACAAACTAGGCTTTGGAACGCCTGAAGCTGATGCACTTGTGGCTGATATGACCGATGAAGAACATGCCGCTTATAGTGCTATAAAGACCATTCTCTATGGTGCAAATGGCACTGGTGCCCCGGTATATGATGCAGGAACAACAACTAATGATACCTCGCTTCTCGGTACTGTGGCAGCTTATGCTAATGCTATTCGTGTCGATCCTATTACTGCTTTTGAAAGAATATTCACAAACCAACGAATTTTACGTACAGAGAATGGATCAATCATTGTCGAGCGAAACGACAAGAAAGAGGCTGATGTCAAAAAACAATTAGGTGGCACAACTGAGATGACACTTGATCATTTAAAAAGCTTTGAGCTTGGCGGAGACAATTCTGAGAGTAACATGTGGCTTATTCCTAAAGATATTGCGGCACAAGATGATCAAGTAGAAAATTTCCTAGGCAGAGCTCTTGCAGCAGGAAAGATTAATGGCGCTCAAGCACAAGAATATGAAGTGCGATATAAAAAGCAAGCTGATGCAGCTTACATTGACAAAAGAACTCAATCAACCTTTGATAAAGTTGGATCACCACTTACATTTGATGCACTTAAAGAGTTGGTTAAATAAATCTATCAACAATCCAAAATAAAATAAAAGATTTTACTAGTATTTCTATTATTATAATAGGATCACTGCTATTTCCAATACCTGGAGATAATATCATGACGACATATGACATTGCTAATGTAATAAAAAATATATCAGCTCCAGTATATTTATGTTTAAACATGAATAAATCATAATCTATCGTACGTTATATGTCAAGGTGGATAACTTTATTTTTATTAAAATCTTATGTACGTTATAATGAAATCATGAATATAATAAAAACCATATTACGCCTTATTTTTGGTCATTCGCGGTCTCCTTATTTCACCGGTGTTACTAAAGATCCTCGAACATTAGAAGCCCAGAAAAAGGACTATGTTCATGAGGAACGAACTGCTCCAGCTATTGAAACACCTTCAATATGGAGCAGTATGATTATTGAATCTCCTTATTTTTATGAAAACCAGCTTTTTACTTCATCATGTGTTGCTCATGGAGTATTGCTTCCTTTCTCAATTCTTCTTAAAAGAATCAAGGGCACATATTATAGACTTTCACAAATGTTTGTGTATCGACCGAGATCTAATTTCCCGGCTCTAGGTATGAGCCCTTGGGAGGCGTTTGAATACATCAGAAAGAATGGTTCATGCCTTTTTGAAACACTTCCTACTCCTCAGACTGAAGCAGATGCTGATGCTCTTGTGATAACTCCTCAAATGAAGACTGAGGCACAGATATTTACAGGAGCAGAATACTATACATTTACGACTACCAAAAATGATATTAATGCGCTTGCAACAGTCGCAGCACAAGGATATGCAGTATCAATTTGTATCTACGCTTCATATCGTGAATGGGCTCAATTGTTTCCTACAATTATAGATAATCCATCATTTAACACAGCTGAGATAAGGCACGAAATCTCGATACTACCTAATGGCGGTTTTATTTCTGACGGTATTAAATATGTTGCCATTCAGGACAGTGCATGGTTTGCTGGTCTAAAGATTCGATATCTATCAGAAGCATTTATCAAAGCACGAGTCTATGATGCTCGTTATTGGACTACGGTTACTATGATGGCTGGAGCTGGAATAAAGCCTACTCATATCTTTACAATACCACTTTCTATAGGGGCTCAAGGACCAGAAGTAGTCGCACTCCAGAAATGCCTTATCTTCGAGGGTCTTTTGCCAGTTGATTGTGCAACTGGATTATTTGCAGGTCGAACCCTCGCAGCAGTAAAAGTATTTCAAGAAAAATATAAGAACGACATATTACTTCCAAGCAATCTTAATGCAGCAACTGGATATGTTGGACTTAATACCATAAAAAAGCTCAATGCTCTTTATGGAGTATAATTATTAATAATATAACAAATATGATCAACAAATTTATTCATGGCGTTTTTAATTGGTTGTGGTTTTCTTCTTCAGATCCACAAAAGGTAGGATTGACAGCAAAAGGATATTTAACTGTTATTGCAGGTGCTTTAATTCCAGCTCTAGGACTTCTCCATGTCAATGTTGGTAATCTACAGATTAACGACATTATCAATTCAATAGCTGTTGTAGTGACTGACGTATTGCTACTCATTGGTTCTATCGGTGGAACATACGGTTTCATACGAAAAGCTTACAAATCATTAACTGGTCAAAATCCAGTTATCACTACTCAGTAAGACATTTTAAAGAGCCCTTCGGGGCTCTTTTTAATTTCCAGCTCTGCCAAAAGAACATCGATAGCACTTGTATCTCCCATCTTCGGTTCTTCTCATTTTACTCTTGCAACGAGGACAAGGAACTTTCTCTTCATCTTCAGAATTCCATATTCTTGTAATAGGTTTAGTTTTCATAGTTCTATTACTTTGATTGCAATATCTTTTGCTCGAGCGCAGGTAAGGGATCTTCTTTTTTTGCTTCTTTTGTCTTCTAAAATAAATGTTTCAATATCAATAATACAAATACATTTTGGATATTTAATTGGGACATAAGCTGGTTCATTTCTAAGATAGATATAATCCGGGTAGCCTTCAACAATTGGCTCAACACGAATCATTACCCCCTTATCGCTCTTTATTGCCATTCCAAAATCTCTTTGTGCTTGTTTAACTTCTGAGAAGGCTAAATTGTTTTTACCTCTTGTGTCTTTCATTTCTAAAGCACAAGTATAGAGTGGGTTGGCTTTTATCCAGTGTCGGAAAATTATTGATGACTTTGTTTCTTGGTGTTTCATATATATATTTCGTCTTCTATTTCTTCATCATCTAAAAATCCATCGGTTTCTTCTTCATGGCCAAGATTATTCAAAGCTTCTAAATTTTCCATTTCGTTAGGAACACGAACTGATTTAAAAGACTTTTTATATAAACTATCTATTATTTCATCAAACCTTTTCATTGATATAGAAAAACCACACTTACACTTAATAATTAAAAGCTCTGACTTTAGATCAGTCGCACATTGAGGGCATTTCATGTCTTGTAGTCTATTCCAATTCATTAGTATATATTCTATCAGAAAAGTCTTTCTTATTTGCAAGACATTTATCCACCGCTTCATCTACACCACCTCTTGTAACAAGTGTAATATAGAGATTTTTTTTAATATTATTAGCTCGTTGAATTCGACCAATTGATTGATCATAATCAACAAATGAATATGTACGTGAAGCAAATATCATTACAGGGTATTCAGGAAGCTCCCAGCCTGCCGAAATTTGTGCTTGAGCGATAAAAATACATTCTTTAGATTTATTCGCCTCTTTAATGACCTCACCACGCTCTTTTGTATCTCCAGTGAGTGTAAGTACCTTATACTTCTTTTCACTCAAGGAAGAGGCTATAGCATCGATTTGTGCCCTATATTTAGCGAATATAACCATCCTAGGAAACTCAATAGCAAGATCATGAATAGTATCTATTTTAGCATTTTCATATGATTCTCCTTTTGAGAATTCATCACCAGTCAATACGCCATTTTCAAGTTGATGAATCTTACCTACACGAACTATCGGTTCCGGATATTCAATTTTTAATTCTTTAATTTTTTTCTTTTGTGCCGAAGTTAATTCAAGATAAATTGTCTTATAGGTCTGTGGGGGAACATCAAAAAAGTCTTCAAGTCGTCCTACATATCCAATAGTGCGAACAGCTCTTGCTAATCGATCTTTTGTCGCATCATCAGATCTGGCAATCCAGATTTCTCGATATCCAGGAGAAGGAATCTTAAAATAAAAGGTATCCCTAAATTCATACCAGTTCCAATCATATCCAAGTATAGTAGCCGCACCCCACACAGTCATTGGAGAACGCATGATGGTTGCTGTACATAAATAGAGTCGTATAGGTGGATATTTCTTCATATACAATTGTAGGTTTCCGAAAAGTTGAGAAGTTTTTTTAACTGGCTTTTTATTAACTTGACGAGTCTCTGGTGTAACCCCAAGACAAGTGTGGGCTTCATCATTGATAATTGTGTCATATTGTTCAAGTTCTCCCCAATGATCTCTAAAATATTCTTTGCTAATTACTGTCAATTTTACTTTTAAATTATTTTGTTCATTTTCTCGTTCCCAATTACGATCTTCTTTTTGTGTCTTAGGACAAATAACAAGTGTTTTACCACGAGCTAGGCAAAGAGCTGTAAGAGTCTTTCCACTACCTGTTCCAAGGAATAAACCCGTAATCTTAGGATCCTCATTAATTATCTTTTGTTGGTGTTCAAATAAAGGCATTACTTTGTTTTAAAAGACTTACATCGCAAGCATGTGCCATATCGATGGGGTAGATATGAAGCATTATACCAATATATTTTGTGACCAAAAATCATACACCAAATTCTTTTCATGCTTATTATTTTAATCTATCGTACGTTATACGTCAACGGTGCATAACTACTCTCTACATGGATCGATTACGGGTATATAATTATAGCAACCAAGCTACTTAACAATATGAATAAATATGAACATACCTGCCAGTGGTGCGACGGAAAATTTTCAACACGATTCCCATTGAGAAATCAATATGGAGAATTTTGTTCTCTCCGGTGCCTCAATCTTCATTTAGTTGAAGCGGAGAAAGATAATCAAGCAGTTGTAATGGCTCACCACGAAAGCGAGGAGAGACATTATGATTAGCGCATCAATCATCATCTGTCAAACTTGCGGAGAAATCCACAAGCCTGAACATTATCTTAAATGGCAACAAACAGGAGCAATGATAGTAGGTTTTAAATTCTACTGTTGCTTCAGCTGTTACTTTTTAAGTAAACCCCATTCCACATCACTGTGGGATACAACCGAAAGTGAATTGTATGAAAGCAAAGTTGTCTCGCTCACAACGTAGATTCAGAACATCCTATCGGCATATCAAAATCCGAAAAGGAGAAAGCCGACATCATCGGCAACCGCAGTCAAGAAAAGGAAGCAATGCCCCCGATAACATTAGTGTCGTGTTACAAACACAACATAATGCGTGGCACACATTGTTTTCTAACTTATCGCCTGAAACCATCTGTGCGTTAATGAACGAGAAGTGGCTTCCAACCAATTATCGTTTTACTTGTGAAAGGCTCATGTGAGAAACGTGATGCTCATAGTCACTCGTGAAGGTCAAACACTCAACATCGAAACAATGGTGGAGATGAAAGACCAGAAACGTTTAATGGAAATAACATCAGGTCTTGAAAAAGAACCTGTGGCGATAGAATTCAAATGTCCGCATATCAGCGTGACGTTTAAGACAATGAATGGAAGTTTGATTGTCTTACACAATTAGTCAGAGGGGCGTTGCAAAACGCCTCTTTTTATTTAGTCAAAAAGTATTTTATCGTAAGCAATATTATTGCCGTCATCACTATCGGAAACACCACGACTACCATGATGGGTATGGTTATGTCGGGGGGGAATTTGTGTTTGGGGGTCATTATTTCTTTGGTATAAAACTTAAAATGTGAGCAACGACATCGACATTAAACGCATTACCGAGCGACTTATAGCGCTGGGTATTGCTCACTCCTTCGGTATAGTTATCTGGGAGACATTGTAGACGCTCGCATTCAATGGGAGTGAGTTTGCGGATATTGTTGAGCTTGTGATTATGTTCCCATGCGTTCTTCGTAAGAGTAGGTACTTTATCAAACTTCTTCCCACCCTTGTTGTATCCTCGTGCTGTTTGCTGAATGAACGGAACATTATGTCCTCCAGTACCCATGTTTGCAGTAAGCGTTGGGACTTTTCCACCTTTAGTCTCTCGCCAATAAGTACGGCGGTATTGGTAGACTGTATCCACCATTGAATCAGTCTGAACAGTTGTGAGGGCGTTTGCTTTTCCAGTACCATTATATTCTGGCTTTTTACCTTGACCACGATTACGAAGGGCTACAGGTTCACCGATTCCAATTTCCAAAATATCCTTAAGCAATATCCCCCTATCCTCTGGCAAAGTAACATTTGGTATATTTGTCCAAAAGAGGCGCTTCCTGCGCTGGGCACTAACTAAGGCGGCATCTATAAGTAGAGGAAAATTATCTGGTATTTTCATAGTGATGTCTTTTAGTATGTTCTGATTTTGATAAACATTCCAAATTGCTAATTTTGTTATTTGTTTTGTCCCTATCTTTATGGTGAATATCACATCCGTTCGGTATCTTTCCTACTTCTTTCAACCATTTATATCTATGTAATGAGATATGCTTTTCCCTACCCGTTGCCCGATAATATCCATATTCAGATTGAGTAAACTTTACACCATCATACATCACATATGGAAATACTCTTTTCTTTCGAGTTGGAATGTTTGCATGTTTCATTTTTTCCCAAATCGCCTGTCTTGATGCACCTAACATTTTTCCAATTTCAGAACATGAAAAACCTTGTTTATAAAGTTTTTTTATTTCTTGAATGTCCAATCTCCAGTTATATTTCATGTAGATAGTATATTCTTTGTCTTGTCACTTGTCAAAAAATTGAGACATAACTTTAGTTATTTCTTCTTTACTTTCCTTACTCATTGAAGCAACATTTTCCATAATAAAGTATTTGTGGGGTATATCTTTCATTATTCTAACAGCCTCAAAGAACAAACTACTCTGATTACCTTTCAAACCTTGTCTATTTTTCTTGGCGATACTCAAATCGGTACAAGGACTGCCGAATACAATCAAATCAACACCTTTCAATAATTCTTTTGGATATGGATTTTCTTTCCCTAGTTTAGAAACATCACCCAACTGAACAATATCGGGATAATTCTTCTTTGAAATCTGTATCGCATACTTATCTATCTCGCTTGCGTAGTATGCCTCAATCGGAATACCTACTCGCTCAAGAGCTACACGAGCGCAACTGATTCCATCAAAAAGTGATAGTATTTTCATCTCATTTCTTCTTATAATCACTTCCCAACGCATACGCCATTAAAAGCATAAGACTCGCCATTCCTGCGATAAAACCTATGATGAAGAATATTGTGTTGGTTAGCATATGTTAACTTAATTATTACCCTCTAATATAGCAATCAATTTCTTATATTCTTCAATCTCACGCTTTGCCCATGCGATAATTTTCTTAGGATTATCTTTAATAGTTTCTGCGAATTCTTGCACTGATGATTTTTGTTTCATATATTATTTATTATTAGCTAGTAATTTTAACCCAACCTGAATAGTGCATTACGGGAGGTTACAAAAAATAGATTTTTACATCTACGAGGGCTTATTCTGTTGTATTCGCCGCGCTCCCACAATGCACTGGTCAGGTAAGGTTTGAATATCGACAGAATCCTGCGGGTAAAAGAATTGACAAGTGTGTCGCCGATTTTCCTTATTTCATGAAGGGTAGCCACCCCCTAGCACTCGTATAGTCACTTTTACATTGTGTCGCCATTGGTTTGATTCCGACACAGACCTATGCTTCCAATGAAGGGTCTCACTTTTCCCCCACCGCAGGTCTCTATCGACATTTGAAAGAACTCTTTTTACGCCTTGGGAGGCAACCGCGGGGGTTATTTCTTTATTTCTACTGTTACGATTGTATCATTCTTACTACCGCCATGAGGTACGAGTAGGATTCGTGTCATTTCAAACCCGCGATTTTTTCCAAGACCCATAGTATTCCAACCGAAGCAAATGACTTTTCCACCTTTTTTGATAACCCGACCCGCCTCATTTTTTAGAGCAGAAGTATTACCCGCAGAAGTATGCCACCCAGTTACTTTTATTCCTGCTTTTTTATAGTGTTCTGAAACCTGTCGGAGAGAATACGGAGGGTCAAGTAATACACCGTCAAATGAATTAGATTCTTGTTTCTTTAAAAACTCTACTCCATCCATTCCCCCTTGGGACAAATCATTTGTAACTGCGGCATATTTTGAACCATTCTGCCCACAATAGGGGTCAACCCATATTCCTTTTATTACTTCCTCGCTTAAAAGTTCCTTTATCGGTTGTATCGTGAAAGTCCATTTGTTGGGCATCGCCCATTTTCGTTCGATTTTAATACTCTGTTGTTGCAAATGATTTTTAAATACTACTTCCTCGATTTCTGCAAGGGAATCACCACTTGAAATAACACGGGCGATTGTTTTACCATTTTTGTCCGTGTAATCCGTTACAACCTCATTTTTAAAATTAGTTTTTTCTATTTTCATATCATTTTAATTATCTATCCCTCCCTTGAGCAGTTCGACGACCTTTGAGAGGGCTGTGTTATATGCTATTTGGGATTTTATTGGGTTCATGTTAGTTATTCTGAATATCTCGTATAATATACATGCCAAAATCATCGACTCTGATTTCATCATTATTAACTTCAACGGACTCTCCAATGCTAATTAGCTGCACTGAAAACGGATGTGCAATATCTGTAATATAATACCAGCTATTTGGTCGTGATGCTCTTTTTGTTAAATATATTTTCATAGTAGTTATTTCTTTAGGTGAGTAATGGCTTCGTCAAGCTCGGCGATAGAGTCAAAAAGAGCTTGATTGTATTGTCCTAAAAATTGACCTTCTATAAAATCATTGCTGTCTGACCCTTTTTGTTTATCTACTATATTCTTCCTCAACCCCTCTACAAGAGCGAGTTCGCGGGAGTGGAATAAATCATTAAGTTCTGATGCTGTCTGGTCAAAATCTATTTCATGTATACTTTGTCCGCCGACTTTATTAGTAATAGCGATAGTATTTTTCATGATAATACCTGTGATATTATCTTCTACTCCGTCGTTGATTATGGTGAGGATGGGGTTCATTTTATTTATTGTTACATACCTCGTTGATTACCTTAATAATATGGCGCGCGATTTCTTCGTCTAAGCTAAAGTCAGCATTTTTATACAAGAGCATTACTTTCTTAACTTCATCTCGGATCTTCTCTCCTTGTTCCTTCAACTTCTCATCAACGAAACGAATCATTGCATTGGGTTCTATCATGTCTTTCGCTTGCTCTTCTAAAGCGGTACGGAGGAATGATTTTAAAAAGTCATAGTCAGAACTTCCGTCTTCAGCAAATTCTCTACAATGGATAGCTCCATTTGAATCAGAACGGAAAGTTTTATAAAACTCCTCTAATTTTGATTGAATGTAGGTCATTTCTTTATAATCTTAACTCCTATTTCTTTATTACAATGCGGGCAAAGGGTCAAAGGTTCAGAGTGTTCAAGGGTCTCAGTTTCAAAATTGCGAGAGAACATCTGGCGGCCACCACCCCACCTGATCGGGTCCTCGACGGAGAACGCAGAGACGTCCCAGCCGCCGACGAACCAGCGCACGTAGACCGCGCGAAGCACACCAGCGTTATCTTTTACATAAAACAAACACCGGACAGAATGGTCTTTTTCATTTTTTAGATAATTAAATACTTCTCCAAGAGATACTTCTGTTGGCTTGAGTTCCCTTAAGATTTCCTCGTCATTCATACTTCGTGGCAATTTCTTTGAAAAAAGCTTGGTTGTTTCTTTTTTATAGGGCATATCGCCAAACCATTTTTTAAAGTCATATCCTTGGTACGAAGTGATTGTTTTGAATTGTTGTGAGATTGTTTTCATAGTTATTTATTCCTTAGTCCAAAATGGTCGAGTAATATATCAACTTTGTGGTGGAGGGATTCGATAGTTAATTCAGGAACAGGGTTAAAGGAAGAAGAATCAAGTGTTAGAAACTGCGCTGCACGAGCGCGGAGGCTCAAGTAGGAGCGTGACGGGCCATACCAGTCGACGCAAACCTTGCGGTCGTCGCCGTACCATCCCACGCCCGGGACGCTGCCGTCCGAGTTACGCGAGCCGCTACAGAGGGTGATGTTATCAATGTCCAAATGACCGCCAGTTTCTTTAAAATACTCTATCTCCATAAGAAGGCGTTCACGAAGTGTAATTCCTTTGATTCCTTGTCTCTCTAAATCATTAGCTGACATATTTTTAAACTCCTCATCGGCTTCAATATTTTTTTCGAAATATCGTGTTGTTGTCTTTTGAGGAGCTGGAAAATCGTTATCTAGTCGAGTATCATCGTAATACGACCATACATCAAAAAGCTTTTGCATCTCTTTAAAAATGTTTGATGTCTTTACTCCTGCTTTATCTTCAATTACGAAGTATTTTGTTGTGTCGATGTTTTTCATTTCATTTTCTTATTAACCTGCTCTTCTGCTAATGTGTTAATCCAATCCCAGAGGAAGTCGATTTGGTCGTGGGTAAAGTTAATAGCTAGACCTTCCTTAACGAAAGTAGAGTGATACTTTATCGTAGCTTTTTCTACTGCATTATCATAAGTCTCTTTGAGTTCTGTATCTTTATGGCATACACAGTCACAATCAGCAGTTACAAAATCTGAACTACAATGACCGCATTTAACTATCTGTCCGACTTGATAGAAATTTGTTGATATATCTTTTCCTAGGCATACACTACATTTAGCCACATCACTATCATCTCGATGTGTGCAATAGTTTGTTTGTCCGTTGGGTGTTTCTTGTATCATGTTATTTAATTACCGCTATATATGTCTTACCGTCGAGAGTGACAGATATTTCCTTACCAGATAGACAAGGTTCTTTTACTTCTGGTGTAGTAGGTTCGATTTTTGCATTAGTACCTTTATAAATTATCTCTTCTCCTTCGGCAGTCTTAAATGTTTTGATTTCTTCGTTATTATATTTCATTCCAAAGAAATATCCGAGAGTTAAAGAGAATTTACCATAGACCCATGCGTTACCAGAGACCCATGCGTTACCAGAGACCTGTGCGTCACCATAGACCCATGCGTTACCAGAGACCCATGCGTTACCAGAGACCCATGCGTTACCAGAGACCTGTGATAGATTTTCTTCTTTTTCAATATATCCTCCTAAATCACCTTTAGAAATTGTACCAAATGAAATAATCGCTTCTATTTGAAATAGAGTTTTACCAGACCAATGAGTAACTGTATTTTTTGTTAATTTATATTTGTTTGACATGTTGTTTAATTTATTTTAATAATTGATAGAAGCGAGACGGCAACTGCGGGTAAGAATTTACTTATCGTTATTAGTGATAGCTTTATTCAACCACATAGCGCTTTCTTCAAATTTAGTCAAACACAAACTCATTCCTCGGCTAGATGGTAAAGCTTTTAATTCTGTGAACAAAACATCAAACTTATCTCTGAATTCTTGCATCTTTGCTAACTGTTCGTCTGTTGGCTTTATATATTGTAATGTAGACATATTTTATAATTAAATTGATAATTTACCCGCATGTGTCATTCGACTTCTATGTAAATGTACCGAGCCGAGGGTGGAATATGCCGTATTCATAATATTCCTGTACTATTTCTTGGCTGTACATTCCCTCGATTCGATACACTTACGTTTTTAAAGAACTAATTAAATGATATTGCTCTTATGGAATCTCTCGCTAAACTTAATCTCTTATGTGCTTTCATCTTGCGTAGCTTGCTATCTTCCTCTGCTTGACTTGCTTCGATGCTCTCGACCATTGACGCTCGAAGTTCTTCGATGGCGTTGTCGATGTCAGATTGGGTGGGTTTGATCATGTTTTTGAATTAATTACTATATTTTTAATACTTGCTAAAGGATATATAACATGACTACGAATATCCTTACCAATTAATTCAATAACTACAAAATTTCCAGTGTATTTGTACCTAGAATTTTCATATTTTATATCTTCTAGGGCATATCCCATGGGGTGTCCTTCTCCGAGATTAATTTTAGTAACAATAATATTGTTAAATGGTCCGTACATAATATTTATATTAATAACCTATATCTGATCCCCCGTAATGGAGGGATCATAATAAGCTATTTAGAACTGTTTACCTTTCTTGCTTACCGACTTTTCTTCTGGAGCATTATACTGTTCAAGCTCTTTATCTCCTGCTTCCTTTGATGCCTGGACATTTGCATAACTTTCTTTCTCCATAGAAATTGCCCGCTGAATCTTTTGGACTTCTACAAGAACTTCTTCTGACTCTTCTGCATTTAGTCGTCGAACGACACTAAATGTTGTTTGATTCCACTTTGTTGCTCCATTCTCCATTGCTTCACTTGAAAGTGATGTAATGACATGATTTGGAACTGTGTCTTTCTTGTATTTTAGCCACGCATACTTTGATGATCCACGAACGGTCCATTGATATGCTTGACCTTCATACTTAACGAATAGAACTCGATCCTCTTCAAGTTTTGAAGTTGACTTTCCGTCTGCTGTCTTCCCCTGAAATTCAGGACGTGCACGAAGTTCTGCTGGAGTTCCTCTTGCAACCTCCTTCTTGTCTCGCCATAGTGGAACTACCTCATCAGCTGTATCATAAATAGGAGATGATGTGTATGACTTTGTACTTTGATCGTAAAAACGAAGTTGTTTTCGTTCATAGAGAATAGTAATCTCAGGAATTGAAACACCAAGTTCAGTAACATCCCACTTTTTCTTGCCATCTTCATCCAATTCTTCACTCTGAGATTCAGTAACAAACGTACCTGCCTCAGTAATGATACTGATTTCTTTCTTGCCTGTCTTTGGATTCTTAACTTCCTCCGTGACATCCTGGGATATCATATTGAACCGAGGAAGACGTATACGAAGAGCTGACGCTTCCTGTGGAAATGCACTCTTTAATTGCTCTGCGACCTCATCACTCATTGGCTTTGTAAGCGCTGTTGATTGTTTTGACATATATTATCTTTAAATTATTTTTAATATTATCTTAGTGGTTCGACCCATCGGATTCATCCGATATGTAATGCACTAAAGGTGTGGGATTTCACGTACTTATCGTGGAGTGGTGATTTAAGTCAATCCACACGTTACTCCCCCACCTTCAATGTACTACTCTACTATTCTAGACTAACGTACGATAGATTGTCAATTGTCAATGAGGGGATAAGTTTTATCCATTGTACCACTCGAATAATATACTTTATCCTTACATGCTAATTTCCATTCAGAACCTTTTAAATTTTTATCTTCAATAACAGACATGTTTAAAAAATGACGTTGAAATATCTTAGGTAATCTAGGATATAAATTAGGATTTGTAATTAAACTAAAATAATCATTTATTGAAAATATCTTTTCAATAGGTGTTATTGCCAAACATGGATTATCTTTAATTGTGATTTCTAACATACGATTCCATTTCTTTAGTCACCTTATTAATTCTAGATCCCATCTCTAACAGATCTTGCATTGTCCTTTTTGTCACTATTGATATGTGTTCATCACTGATAAGATCAACCTTCACTGAAAAATCTCCACCTTCAACCTTACTTGTAGGCAACCAATGAATACCACAGATGAAATCTTTTGGTTTAAATTTATGAATAATATATAAAAGGAAAAGATAAAAGGTTAATTGACCTGTTTCATCGGCACGTTTTTGATCCCATTTTTTTACTCCTGTTTTATAGTCAGACAATTTAAACCCTTCTTTGTCAAATACTTTATATTTCTTTAAATTCTTTACATCAGGATTATTTAAAGACAATCCATCTGGAAATCCGATAAGAGGAATACCGTTAAAGACTGCACGCATTTCGTATTGCATCACTGGATAGCGTGGAAGTTTAGGAAGGAATTTTGGATCATTCTGGATCTTCTTATCAACAATAGAACCAAAAGTCATTTCTGGGGATGATTGTTTTTTGCCTAAGATATAAGTTTCAAACCATTGCTCTTTGTTGTACTCGAATGACGATAGTGCGCTCCAGCTCAAAGGACGCTTGATAAGAAATTCTTTAATTGAAAAGTTTTTATTTGTCATTTGTTTTTCTAAATGTCTTGTGTCATGTTATTTTAATTTTAATCTATCGTACGTTATATGTCAATTACCACCCCAACCCTGCTAATGTCTTTTCTGCTTCCGTCATACTACTTGGATCTTTAAGTGGAAGTTTTTTATCATACCAACGCATACTTCTTGCTCCTTCTTTCATTTGTCTTCGATTAATCAATCCCATGAAGTTTCTCAATACATCCGCGATTGCCATTTCAGAACGTCGATCAAGTGGATTTAAAGGATTTCCATTATATAACAAATCTTGATATACCTGTTGAGTAGTTATTCCTTCAAGTCTTTGATTATGAGTGAGGTGATTATAGTACCAATTAGAAATAAGCTCTGCATTTGGATCGTGAATACGTCGTGAATTTTGTATCATCAAGGTTTCTTCAACAGGAAATTCATAGATTGTTTCTTTTAATTCAACAATTCGATAATAAGCCTCTGCAAAAAGTTGCTCTCGATTCTCTGCAAGCCATTCAGTATTAGCATATCCAAATATAAGTCGTACGGGGAGCCATCGACGATTTCCTGTTTCATCTTTCAAGTATTCATCTTGGTTTGTAGTCATTGCAAAGACACAACGGCGGGGGAAATCTTGCGATGATCGACCAAATGGTGGACGATAGCGATCTGACTGTGTAGTAATAATCGCTTTCATCTTCTTTGTTTCAGTTCGATTCAGTGTTTCACCCTCAGAAAACTCCACGATCAACTTGCCGGCAAACTGCATAAAGAAATCCTTGCTATCTGTAGACATAGTTGTCTCCACATGCCAATCACCACCTAAAACAGCCAATGAAGTGCTCTTGCGTGAGCCTTGGGGACCTTCAAGCACGAGAACATAGTCAAACTTACAGCCGGGCTGAATGATTCGCTTTACAGCGCCTTTTAGCCAGTTTGATGCCACTTTAGTATGATAAGTATCTTGTGGACAACCATAGGTATAAAATAACCAATCATCAAGTCGAGGCTTTTTATCCCAAATCAAACTCTGCATATAATCTTTTGCGCTATCAATTGCATTTTCTTTGCCTACTTTAGTTATCGCATCATATACCATGTCTTTAGCGATAGTTGCAAAGCATGTAAAAGCAACTTGAATCTGTGTTTGAATATCAATGCCATCGGCATCTTCCATGACACGCCATGTATTCGTTTTTAATGGACATATTTCATAAATACTTTTGAAGTTATCAAAGCGAATTCTATTATGAAAATCTGGATGATTTTTCAATACACGATAGATATTCTCAGTGTTCTTAAAATACATCTTATCCTTTTTGTCATTCATGATGTACATAAGGTCACATGACTCGTAGATATCACGCATTGCAATAACTGTTTCAGGCAGAGAATAGATTTCTTTACAATTTGCAATAGCGTTGGCAATCGTTACATCACGATAATCTTTTCGATCTTGTGTCTTCGATCGTGCTCCGAGAGGAGATAATATCCACAATCGTTCGATTTGTGTCGCATTTTTTCCAGTCCAAAATGCCAAATGAGAACAAAGTGCCATGTCGGCAGCTGAATGATCGTTATCATGAGATAGAATATCCCCATCATAGAGTGCTTTTATCTGTATTCCATTTTTGCTTGCAAACATCTTTGCAAGAATAATATCATCATCGAGCTTTACAGGCTTTAGTTTCTTTGTAGAAGGTATCTTTTCAGCAGTAAGAGGAGTGACTTCCTTTTTAAATGGATATCCAATAATCTTTAAAATATCTATTGCTTGTTCTGGTGTCACTTTTCGCACTTCTTTTGCTTCGCCATAGAGGTTTTCAGTAAGGGCAATATAACGTCCTGTATCATATATTTCAAAAATACCTTTTCGATTGCCCCCATCAAGCACAAATGGAATGGTTGTCTCAAAGAAAATATGCAATCCTGTGCCGGATTGAGAAATCTCGGTGTACGAATTAGCTTGAAAAATGAGATCTGCAATTGTTTCTTTTTCCTCATGATCTATTTTACCATTCACAAGCACGTGATCGAGGTCGATACAGATTAATTTCTTATCATGAAGAATGATACCGACATTGGCAGATTTGCTTTTGCATATATCATAGGTACTCCACGTTGAAGGATCAGTTGAAGAAGCCTTGCGCCCATTTATTTGATATGGGATTTTGGTCATGCGGGAATTAACCTTCAGCAATTTCCAATTTACAAAACGAGACTCTTCATTGTATCTCTTGATAATAGGTGTCATATATTTTTCAATTCAGTTCTAACGTCAAAAGTTCTTCCGGCGAGTGACAACGATGCATTACTATCGCTCGCATTTCTGCGATCACCGGAAGAACTTTTAAAACTAGAATTATTATGTTGTGTAATGCAAATTGTCATAAACATAAAACATTATACGTCCGATAGGATATTTATTGCAAATCAATAATTTATCGTACGTGTGGATAAGTCTATCGTTGACAACTATAAAGGTCAACTGTATATTATAAGGTATCAGGTCGATACCACTATTAAATAATCATAAAACTATGGAACAATACATTGGAAAAAGGGGCACAATAACTATGAAGGGTGAAAGAGAAGTTGATACTATTATCATTGAGGTTAAAGTACTCAATGCCAAGCAGTCATATGGGCGTAATAGATTCTTGGTCACGCCAGTTGCTGGTTCAGGAGAAGTCTGGAAGGAAAATGTAACTTTTAAGAAATAATTATTAATATACTATGGCAAAAACAACCAAAAAGATAATTGTAGATGAAAAGCCAGTCGAAGAATCAAAAGAATTGATCGTTGCAAAGCAAACCGTCCCCACAATCGTATCGAATTCAGTCAGTCTAAGCGTTGAAAATGAGGCTAGCAAGATAAAAGCCACAGAAATGCTTACTGAGCTCAATCAGTGGAATGACCGTGTTGTAGCTGATCGTGAGACGCTTACAGTGCCCTTAAATGCCCTTCTAAAGAACATACGAGGTCGTTATTCACCACTTGAGACGATGTTGAAGGGTGCTATTGACGGTTTACGAGGCAAATTAGGCGGATATCAGACGGAATGTGTCAATAAAGCACGAGAGGAAGAAGCTAGAATTGCTGCACGAGTAGGAGAAGGCAAAGGAAAGCTCAAGATCGAGACTGCAAGCAAGCAAATGGAAGCCATTGAACGAGCAAGTGAAAAGGTTGTAGTGGAAAGCGGTAGCATTAGCTTCCGTGAGGATAAGGTGCTTAGAATTCTAGACATTGCAATGATTCCTTTTGGCTATTATGATCTTAACAAAACACGAGCCCTTGACGATCTGAAGAAAGGCGTGAATGTGCCCGGGTGTGAAATTGAGTTGGTGCAGGTTCCTATTAATCGACGTTAATTATTAAAATAAGTATTATGGCAACAAAATCAAAAGGTATTTTATCCAGTGAAAAAATGATAACTGATCTTAAAAAGCTAGTTGTTGATTGTTTAGATATTCAGATTAAATCTGAAGAGAAGACCACAAAGATTGAAAATTACAAATTGACTTAAAGGTTACTGAAGAAGTTCGGGACCATAATGCACAGGTGGCGAAGAGCAGATTAGATGAAATCTTAAAGCTGCAACGAGAACACTTAGATCGAATGATGATACTGATTGATAAGAATAAAAGTATCCGGTTCGATAGAAATATGTGGTTTACTATTGCTACTGTACTTGGTATTGCTTTTATAGCAACAACAAAATTGTTTTAGAAAATTTTTTATTTTCTAAACGATAACATTGAAAAATAAAAATGCCCCATAGAGGGGCTTTTTGTTTGGGCTTACTAAAATCTAATTTTCTAGAGAATGAAATAAATTAAAAATTTTCACCGAGGATAGATATACAAAAAGAATGAAATTTTGGAAGTATTTCTTGGTTTTGCTAGGTGGATATTATGACGACAATATCTGACAACAAAATACCGCACTGACACCTGCTAGTTTGGTGTTGTGCGGTTTTCGTTTCGCTTTGCCTTTTGAGGCTATGCGTTTGGATTTCCGTTTAGTTTGTTTTTTGACACTCATAGCAATGGCCACACGCGATAATATCGGTGTAGTGGGTAATTGCTACGCATTTTCTTTCTTCTATGGCGCGTGGAACAGTAATAAGGCGGGCATTTTCTCCTATGATGACGCATATCCTTTTGTCTTCAAGTATCTTGATATGCGCTATCACTTTTCTGTTCTCATCGATGACATGCACGCTTATATGCTCGTTGCCCGACTTGGTTACTGGCTTGCCGCGTTCTGATGTTATGGTGGTGAAGAGTTTCATGGCAGTTATGGATTAAATGGGTCATCTGTGCCAGTAACATTGTATACACCGCCGAGCTCTATACTGTTGTCGCCGACTTCTTGATAGTTACCAGCGTCAAACTGCGTGTGAGCGAGCGCAATAGCGTCATGTTCTGTTTTTGCCTCAACATCTACGATATATGTTTCAGTCGAGACAAACTCGATTTTATATTTATTCATTTAATTTTCAATGTTCACGCACTAGCATCGTGCGGGTTGCGTATTCATTATAGTAATGTGTTGAATAGCTCCCATAAGCAAGCCGAGGGGTTCGGCTAGCCTAGCGGGCTACTTTACTTCTTCGATATGCACGAGTAGACATAAATTTATTTTATTTGGTTAAGAAACTTGGTAATGGCTTTGATATGCACGAAGATGTGGTCGTTCTCTTCGTTGGCGTAAGTGTAGTCCACAAGGGATTTGATAGAGGCGAGGGGGATTGATTGCAGGGCGTGCTCGAGCTTGTTGATGTGTTCGATGAGTTCTCGGGTTCCCCATGAGGTGTAGTTAGTTTGCATAGTGGTTATTTATAGTTAAGATTAAAATACTTTTTTCTGAAATAGAAGCCTATAGGCTTCAACACTTTACGCTTTAATATCACGATAGGGAGAGAGTCGGATACTAGAACGGCGCAATCAAGGTGTAGCAATTTGCTATATAGATAGTTTTTCATATTATTTATTAAATGAGGCTAGCATATGGTTGTAATACTGTTGATGAACGTTTGGACGTGGTGCGAAGAAATAACACAAGAATGTTGAGAGGATAATGAGGGTGGATAGTATGGCGATGATGATTGATAAGGCTCGATCGGTACGCTTGGCTTTAAAATAGGGGTAGAGGTTGCTACGATAACTTATATCTTGATGTTGTATTGTCATATTTTTATTATTAAATTTGTAATGCTTCTATGGGTAAAGTATAGGCTATAAAGCCTATTGCTGTCAATGGATAGACAAAGGCAAAAAAGGGTTAAAATGTGGATAACTCGACTTTTGAGTACTTTTGAATAATAAGGTGGCAAAAATGATCACAAAATAGGTTTTAAAAAGTATGAAAAGTAGTTGATTTGGTTGAAAAGGGTGTTTTTATGGCTATATTATACCATAAAACCATACCTTTTTGTCAAGTAGGTGTGGCAGGGTTTTCATGGCTTAACTGGACTATATATTGGATAAAATGAAGATTTTTGCAAAAAAAGGTATGGCAGGGTTTTCATGGCTTAACTGGGCTATATTATTACGATTTACCATACCTATCCATATGTGCCATACCCCTTCTCCTACTACCCCTATGGTATAGGTTATACTGTAGTAGTTATAGTATATATATATTTATTATTTATATATAAAAAGGTATGGTAATGTATGGTAATAGATATAATAAGGCTTAGCAAAGCTACAGAAGTGTGTCATACCTTCGATTTTTTAGGTATGGCTAGGTCATGGTTAGGTATGGTTTTATGCCTTTACAAAGTGATATTTCTATGGTATAATATATTGCATAATCTATCGCATGTGATAGTCTGCAACCATGAAAGAAAAATACTCAATCGCCTCTCGCAACCGGTGGCAAATAATCCCCGAAAATATCCGCAAACAAAAAATGTCCGATCTTGCAAAACTTCGTTGGAAAAATGTTTCAAAAGAAAAAAGAAAAGAAATTTCACTATCATTAGTCAAAGCAAAACATGCAAAAAGGAATCTTACAAAGTAATTTATCACCTGTGGCTTTATCTAAGCCAAAAGTTTCTGATATTAAAATACCTGTTGCAACAGATCAAAAAGAATCTGTAGATAACTTTGCAACCCAGTTGCAAAACATGAATAGAAAAGCACGCAGAATAATTGGAAAGAAATATAAGATAAAAATAATAGGTATCAATGGCAACAATTAAAAGATTAAAAACACAAGCACAAATAGAAGAAGAAAAGCGAGAGGCTTTGCGAGAGGATTTTGCACTACATAAAATTAGACTTGAACAAGGAACAGTTGAGGCAATCAAGCAACAAAGAGAAATTGAGCTTATGGCTATCAAAAATCAAATACAAACAGTCCGCTTTATCAAAAAAGAAAAAGCAAAGAAACAATTTGAACAGAAGATATTTAAAGTATTACCAAGGCTTTTTAATTCTCAAGCTTCGCTGGCAATCGGGCAACAGTTTCTTTATAAAGTTTCTGTACATGACAAGAAACCTATTTTGATAACTGATCAAGAAGTTATTGAGGCATATCTTGCAGACACGTTGAATAAGTCCGAAGATGATGAATACTATTTTATTACGACCAAAGAACCAAACAATCAAGCAATCGAAGCTCTACTAAATCGTGGATTGGATAAGGCAAAAGAGTCATTGAGTGTTGAGGGAGAAATAAAGTTTAGTTTGAAAGATTTAGCAAAGCGTAGATTGAATTTAGATAATGTTACCGATGCAGAAGTTGTTGCAACAAAACAGCTTGATAGTCCTGAATTGGTTGAGTAAAGTATCGTACGTTGTTTGCAAAACGTCTTATAGGTCATTTAAAAGCCTCATAATTTTAAAAAACATGAAATATATTATATATCAAAATAGCGGTCATATAATTCAGATTGTATTTATTGCTTTCAATCATCAATTGCATTTCATACACAACAAGTCTCAAAAGAGATTTTTTATAAGGTGTCATAACATGAATGATTTATGATTACCGACATTGAAGCGAGAGAATATAAGTTAATGGAGCAATCCTCACTTTATTTTGTAAAGCAGACTTGGGCATTGATCCCACAACCATTGAAACCTGAATATAAAGATAGATTTGAGCTTGGATTGTGCTTAACTGGCAAGGTATGGGATATATTTGTTTCGCAAGTTCGTTCTGATTGGTTTCAAGAGTATCAAGAAGGTTATCATCTTACATGGCAACAGTCTCTTGCATTGTATGGTGTTGACAAGGCTATCAAAGGCGAGTGCTCGGCTCGTATCTCTATTGTGTCGGGACACGGTATCGGCAAGTCTATGATGTTGGCTATTCTTATATTATGGTTTCTATTTATACACCCTGATTGTCAGATAGGTTGTACAAGTCCGGGCAAAGAGCAGATGTATGACGTGCTTTGGAAAGAGCTCAAGAAGTGGATAGATCGCATGCCTAAAGAGATGTCACAGATGTATGAGTGGGAGTCGTCTCATGTTCGTATGAAAGAGTCTCCTGCAACATGGTTTGCAAGAGCCAAGACAGCCTCTAAGGAGAATACTGAGGCACTTGCAGGACTGCACGCTGACTGGGTGTTAATAGCTGTAGATGAAGCCAGTGGAGTTGATGAACCTATCTTTGAAACAATGGAAGGGGCATTGACCTCGGGTAATATCATAGTGTTCATTATCTCTAACGGTACAAGGTCAATAGGGTATTTCTATGACACACACCACAAGGACAAAGAGCGTTGGCAAAACTATTCATTCTCTTCTCTTGATAGTCCACGAGTAGACCAGAAGTATGTTGATAGCATTGTTGCAAAGTATGGAGCAGACTCGGTGCAGTATGCCATTCGTGTAAGAGGCATGTTTCCAGACGAAGGGGTCATGGACGACAAAGGATATGTCCAGTTATTCAATGACAAGGACATACACCTCGTCAATCCAGACCATGAATGGAAACCCGTAGGACGAGTTATTGGAGCACTTGACGCTTCTGGTGAAGGACAGGACGAGTCAGAATGGGCGATACGTGATCGTATGCGTTGCGCCATTGTTGGAGAGGAGAAGATTAGCACCCCAGCCTCTATGGCAATCAAGTCTATAACCATCTGTGATAAATACAATATAGACCCATATGATTTCGTCATTGACTCCTTTGGCAAAGGTAGCGATGTGTCTATGGAGATAGCCTTAGCAACAAGCAAGCAAAAGCGACCATGGCGCGTATCTCCTGTGAATATAGGTGAACCATGTCCAGATGAAAGCGACAGGACTCTCTATGTCAATATACGAGCCATGATATTCTATAAGATGATGTTATGGGCGCGTGCTGGAGGAGAGTTTATGGACTCTCAAGGACTCAAGGACGAACTCCTCTCCATTCGATTTAAGCGAACTATTAATGGTCGTATTCAAATCATGGATAAAGTCTCTATGAAGAAGCTAGGATTCAAGTCACCAAACAAAGCTGATGCTCTATCAATGACATTCTTGCGTAAAGATGGTGAACGTCGCTCTGTCTTTGGCGACATGCCAGGAGATAATCTTGCAGATGAATTTGATCCTCATCAAACAATGGAATGATACAACAACAATGCACAATCAAGGGGTGTATCAATATAGTAGAACGACGACGTTTTAGAAAGGATTCAGTATGCTTTCTGTGCAAGAAGGCAAGAATGACTAAGTATTCAAGAGAACATAAGCATAAGATATCCACTTGATTATTATTTAAATTGGTATAGTCTCACATTTATGGAACCAACCTCATTAACTGGAGCACAAACGCTCCATCCAAATTCAGAAAAAAATACTTTCCCTCAACCCGACTATTCGGAAGCAAAAAAGAAATATATTCTTTTTCGTCGTCAGCGCATGATTGCCTCTCGTGATATTCGTGATACCACACACGATGAGTTTGATGGTATGGGCTTCTTGAAGTGGTATGACACAATGAAGAAGATTGATGATCAGTACGTTGCACCGCGCAAGAATAAGCAGGACACCTCTATCAATATGGGCACAGCTCGTGACAAGGATACATCTCTTGTGGAATATGCTAGCAAATACGATTTTGAACCTGTAGCACAGGTCTATGATGATTCAGATGAAATGCTTGAGGAGATGGCAGAAACAGGCGAAGAACTTGTTAAAAAGTCTAAGCTTCTTGAAATGTATAAAGATAAAGCAAAACTTACCTATCGAGCAATGGTAGCCTTTGGAGTGGCGATGGTTGAGGATGCATGGGTTGAGCGATGGGTTCTTGAGAAGACTATTAAACAAGGATGGAAGCCTTCTCTTGGGTCTTCTTCGGTTCAGTGGGAAGAACGTCTCATAAAACAAATGGATGGTTGTGTGGCTAAATTATGGGATCTCCGAAAATGTTATTTTGGAGATATTCGTAAATATTTTATGAATGGTCCGATGGGGCAGCCATATTTTTTTACAGTGGAGTATGAGTCATATGATTCAGTAAAGGCAATATTTCAAAATTGGGATATGTGGAAATATGTTCCAACAACTATCGTATATACTCCCGAAGTTTCTCAAGCAACTGTGTATAATTCTTCATGGACCCTTCGACCAGTATCGATGAATTATTGCGAGATTGTTCGATATTATGATCCATTGACTAATGAATTTGCTATCACGATTAATGGTATTGATATGCTTCCAATTATGGAAAAGGAAATTTCTACTGAAGATGGTCAAAAGAAAACATATATTTCTGGATTCCCTCTTAAGGAAATTTCTCCATCAGGTGCAATTCCTTTTGCAAAGTTTGATTTTGAACCGATGCATGATTTTGTGTATTCAAAGCCGCAAACTGCAAAGATGCGTGTGTTGGCGGATGTCGAAAATATGTTTATCAAGTTGATGATTGGCATGATGAAGCAGAAGGCAAAACCTACTCTTGGAAATAAGAGTGGTCGTATGTTTGGAGAAGAGGCGACTGATCCAGGAACTGTGATCAATGATATCCGTGAAGGAGATCTATTTCCTATTTTGCCAAATTTTACTGGCGCATCTGCATCAGATTTCTCAATGTATAAATTAGTTCAAGGTGCAATTGCTAGAAATAGTGTGGAAGATTCTTTCCAAGGTATTGATGGATCAGACCAGGATCCAAAAAACAAGACAGCAACTGAGGATATGAATGATCTAAAGTCACAGTCTTTGAAGGTTGCTTCGATGTTTGATGGAATTATCTCTGGAGAGAATCAGTTGAATTGGTTACGAACTTATAATATTGCAAAAAATTGGACAAAGCCTATTGATCAGGAGATTGATGTATTCCGAAAAACTATTATTGATAAATATCGCACAGTGACTCTTCCAACAGAGATTAATGGAGGTCAGAAGGCTATGAAACGAATTATCTTTACAAAGACTCCGCCAAAGGGCAAGACTGATCTTGAGCGTTCACAAGCGGTGCATCAAGAGGAAATGGATCACGTAAAAGACAATGGAGGAAAGGAATTGCGTATTACATATTTGCATCCAGAACAGTTTGCGATGATGAAGATGAATTGGTTCTACACCTGTGTTCCTATTCCTAACGGTGCAGATCCTCTTGCATATATGCTCTTTGGAAAGCAGATACAAGATGCTATTGCTATGTTTGGACCTGAGTCTCTCAATGTTAAAAAATTGAAGCATAAGTTCGCTGCAAAGACTGGAGAAGACTTTGATACATGGTTTCTTGGAGAGCAGGAATTACAACAGAAACAGCAAGAGGCGGCGCAACAACAAGGTCAAAATGATCAAGTTCCTGGTAAAACACCTATTAAGACTGGCACTCCTCAAGGAACACCGCCTGTTAATAAGATGGCTAGCGTTATGCGGTAGATTTGCTATACTTAAATACACATGGTCGATAACTTAAAAATTAGAATTGCGAAATTTATTGCTCCTAAATATTATGAGGAGATTGATAATCGTGTAAACATTCGTGTTGCAAAAATAATTTCTTCAATGGATCCATTTGAACCTTTGTATAAAAAGTTTAATGGTATCTTTAGTGAAGAATTTACTCGACCTGAAGAAAAACTCGATGAACGAAGTCAGATACTTATTAAAACTCTTGGATATCAATTACATAATGATCAATCATTTAAATATCTAACTTCTTGGATAATGAATAGTCAAATAAACTCTATGTTTAAAAGTCCTACAAGAACAAATGAAGAAAGGGGAGAAGTTCTTATGTGGGGTAAAGCACAAATTGCTTCTGTACTTTTGTTATTAAAAGAGATTGAACGTTTGTCATCTAAGTATGAAGAGATGTTAAATAAAGAGGATACTTTTGATAAAAATATTATTATTGAATAATATGCCTGCTGGAATATATAAACATAAATCTTGTTCAGAAGAAACAAAAAAGAAGATTTGCAATAGATAATGGTCGTACTCTATGCATTAAGTGTCATCGGAAAACTGATACATATGGAGGTAGAATGATAAATTATAAATTTTAATAAAAATACAAAGTGAAAATAACAAATGATGAAGGGGTAGAGGTAGAGGTTTATACAGCCTCCGAAGTTGCTGCAAAAGTTAAAGAAACTGAAACAACAGTAACTGCAAAATTGACTGAGGACTTTGGCAAGACAAAGGCACAAATTGATGCGGAGTTGGCAGAGACAAAGAAAGCTCTTGGTGATCGCACAAGTGAATTTGGAAAATTTCGCAAGTTGAATGATGATGCTGTTGCAAAGCTTGATGTAGCACAGCGAACTATTTACGAAAATCAAAAATTTATGGCAGATGCAAAAGAGAAAGAAGAGACTGCTCAAAAGGATGCCAAGAATAAACTGATTGAATCTGTAATCCGAGCAAAGGTTGGAAAGGATGATAAGTTGTTTGCTAAAGTTAAGGATATGTATTCTGTACTTGGAATTGAGGCTAATACACAAGAGGAAATTGAAAAGAAAACTTTGGCTTCTCTGGGTGCGCTTCAGACGACTGAACCTGATATGGTCGCAGCGGCTCTTGGAGTTAATGGCGGTTTATGGACTCCTCCTGTCACAAAGACAGACGGCGAGAAGTCTTTTGCTGATACAGAGAAAGGTCAATTTGGTGCCAAAGAACTCGGTCTTATGACTGAGACTCCAAAGAAGAAATAATTTATTAATTTAATTTAAAAACATATGGCTATAGAAAATGAAAAAGTAAAGGGTACACCCCCAACACCAGAAAAGACAATTCAAGTATCTGAAAAGAGTCTTCTTGCAATGCAGGAAAAGATGGCTGAATTAGAACGACAGCGTGAAGAGGATCGTTCTAAAATGGCTGGTCTTGAAGAATTATTTTCAAAAAGTGCATCTGCTCAAGGAGAAAATAAACTTCGTGAAAAAAAGAATTTTGAACCAGCATTTAGAACAGTTCGTATTCGTAAATATCCTATTGCTGGTGATTTTGATAATCTAGGTTATGTTATTGGATGGGATAAGCGTGGTGCATATCAAGAGGTTGATCGAACAGGTGTTACTCCTCAAGTTATTGACTTTATTAATATTTTCTTTCTTGGAAAGGAGAGAAATGCTCAAGGAAAATTGAGTGCTGAAAAAGTTCGTCTACTTGATCTTATGAATAATGGTATTCAAGTTCATTGTAAAGTTATAGATACCAAAAGAGTTGAAAATAAGGTTCCTACTGGAGAGGAGATTGATGTTTCAGTATTTGATCCACAACACGGACTTGTTGCAACAGGTGATAAGATTGATGGATATTTTACTCAGTCAGATATTGATTACACGATTTCTATTCCTGGAATTGAAAAGCCAGTAGAAATTGGTAGTGAATTTGTAAATTAATAATTAATCAATCATAAATATGAATGATACAACACTAGATTTAGATAAGGTTAGAGACGAAAAATGTATTCCTATCGCTCGTGAAGTTATGAAGGATATTGCAACGACTCTTTTGCCAGAGGATGCAAATGTTCTTATTGATTATAATCCAATCATTCTAAAGGTTCTTCAGAGAAATCTTGATAATGATCTTAATATCAAGATTGAGACTCCGTATGTGTTCCAATTGATACTTGGAGCATTGGCAGGTCTTAATAAGACTGTACAAGAATGTACTGCTGTTCCTATTGATGATATTCGATATGGAAAGATAGGAAATAAGATTCTTTCTATTCTTGCTGAATCTAATATTCGTCTTGGCAATGTAACACCTGAAGAGGTTGATGCTGATTTCGCAGATGTAAAAGTTAAGATTAATGAATTATTTTCTGAAGAAAAGTTATCTATGATGGAAGTTAAATATATCATGGACAATATTTTTGAGGCTTTTAAAGTTATGAACGCTGGATTTAATCAAAGTCTAGAGAATAGTGTAGAAAGAGCTGAAGCAAAGCTTTTAGGAATAGAATTTATGTCAGATTTGACTATGAAGAAGTTAAATGATGTATTAGTTTCTACAACAGTTCAAAAGATTCCTGATCAGGCATCTGCATAAGGTTGTATATGAAACATTAAAAAATACCTCTTGATTGAGGTATTTTTTATTATATAAAAGATATTCACTTGCATTATTTTATATCACATAAATATGTGGTATAGTAAAGAAGTAAATTTGCGCATGTACTAGCAACGTACGCGTGAGCTCAAGAAATTGAGAAAGTTGCATTGCCTTCACAAATCCGCGGAAGAGCGACCATGGGATTATCGAAAGATAATGCGTGCCAGAATAGCTCAGAAGGACGACACTTTTATAGTGGGGTCTTTTTTTTCGTTATATTATTAGTTTTAACTTTTAAAAACATATGTCATTCTATCGTGGTGCCGGTGTTTCAGACATACAACCTTGTAATAGTGCGGCTTCAACCGTTCTTGTTGCAGGTGGTCTAGTTACACTCGTTAGTGGTGCTCTTGCAAAATCTTCAAGTACATCAAATGTGATTACTGGAGTTTGTCTTGAAACACGTGCTTCAACTGATTCAGATTATGCAACAGCAAAGAATATCTTGGTTGATTTACTTGGACCTAATTCATTGGTATTTTGTGATAATGTCACTGGTACTCTTACAAAGGCTATGGAAGGTCAGTTCTTTAAGCTTTCTTCAACAGCAGGTGTTGTTGCAGATGCAGGAACAGCTACCGATACTCCAGCAGCAGCTTTGGTCCTTGAATTAGTTACATTCGTATCAGCAACTGCTGGTTACTTTAAGGTAAACGGTCTCAAGCATCTTCGTCCAGCTGCTTAGTATTTTATTAGCATTATTAATTTTAATCATTAATTTACTTATATGTCACAAGTTCCTTACGCAACAGATCCTCAGAATCAGGGTACGTTTCTCGCAACAGTTACATTTCCTGAACTAACCGATCTTGTTAATCGTCATTTCGTTTCAGTTGGTGGTTTGATTGTTCCAGTTGCAAAGCAGCTTTTCCTTACTGATTCAATGGGAGTTGGAGAGGGAGAACTTAAGCTTTTGCAGGAATATGATATGACAACTTATGCCAAGGCTAAGCCACAAGGTGTGGATGCAAAGAAAGCAGCCTTCGGTATTGGTTACTATATCACTATCCGTGCAAAGCGTATTGGTATTGAGTCAGAAATCACTTGGGAAATGCGACGTTATAATAAGAAGCAGGAGGTTATGGCTTCTATTCAGTCACTTCCGAATTTCTGCCCTCAGCGTGTAGAGCTTGATCTTACTCATCGACTTACTTTCTGTACATCAACTTCATATGTTGATATGGACGGAAATACAGTAGATCTTACTGTTGGTGATACATTGGCATTGGCTTCTGCTTCACACACTTTGAAATTCTCAACTATTACTTACTCAAACCGAATTTCTGGTGATCCATTGTTCTCAAAAGGAGGTCTTGAGGCAGCAGAACTTTTGACAACAACTGATATTCTTTCTAACTTCGGTGAAAAGCGTGTCATGGATTTTAACACAATCGCTACTGGTAACAATCCAACAATATGTAATTCAGTTAAGCAATTTCTACGTTCAGTTTCTGATAATACTCAGAATAACGCAGGTGTTATTAACGTAAATCAGGATAAGTATCGTCATCTTATTCTTCCTCAGCTTGCTACAACAGCAACAGGTGCTATTGATGCGACAAAAAAGAACTGGTGGTTCTTGGTTGCGGCAGGTGCAGGTCTACGTGGATGGCAAGCGTGGTTCATTGAATGGGAAGCTCAGAATCTTATTCCATCAACTGCTGGAAACGGTCAGGATGTGCATAAGGATATCTGGTACTTCAATGTTCGCCAGGCATACAATATTGGTATCGTTTCAGGTCGCGGTATTATCGCTTCTTGTCCAACGAACTAGTAGTTTTCTAAGCCCTTATGGGCTTGGGAAAGCTAATAATATGAGTAATCATATCTGTTGGCTGTCCCCAGCTCATAAGAATTATTTACAAATTAACTAAGGAACAGTTTATGGGAGAGCCCTCCCTAGGTGGCGGTGGAACTGTAAACCTTTAAAAATATAAAATTATGTATCCTAATAAAGAATCTGGATTGGGTGCAAAAATGGCAACAGCCCTTTTTGATAATGTGATGTTTAGTAACCCAACAACAGGACGTGTGTTCATTGTTGGTGCAGCTTCTCTTGCTCTTATATCAGAAGTTAAGGCAATTTATGGAAACCATTATTCTGATGGTACTCCAGTTGTCTATACAACTCTTGCCCTTGCAATCGCACAATGTGTAGCAAGTCGTGGTGATATCATTATTGTTCTTCCTGGTCATACAGAGACAATTTCTAGTGCAACTGCACTTGCTTTCAATGTTGCTGGAATTACAATCATCGGTATTGGAAATGGTGCACTTAAACCAACATTTACTCTTGATACTGCTGCCACAGCACGTATTGCTGTTTCAGTAGCAAATGTTACTGTTAAAAATATTAAGTTCGTTGCAAACTTTGCTGATATTGCAACAGTATTTCTTTTGACTACAGCTCAGGGTTTTGTTGTCGATTCATGTGAATTTCTTGATACGAGTTCTAGCTTTAATTTCCTTGCAATCATTACAACAACTGTGGCTGTTGTCGCTGATAATCTTACGTTCACAAAAAATACGATTATTGGTCTTGGTACAACTGCAGCAACTACTCCTATTAAGATTCTTGGTACTCATAATCGCCTCACAATCAACGATAACTATATCAACCTTGCAATCCTGAACAACACTTCTGCTGTTCTCGCTCACGCAGCCTTGGTAGTTACAAATCTTCAGATGTATCGCAACCGTGTCTTCCGTCCAAATACAGATACTGCAACAGGCGGTATCCTTATTACGACCTCTTCGACAACTAATACTGGTATCGTAGCTGATAACTACGTATTCCATTCAGATGTTGCCGCAGCTATCCTTGTGACAGCTGGTTCCATCTATGGAATGTTTAATAACCTTGCTATCGGAGATGCCGATGCTTCAGGTTATGTTCTTCCAGCAATTGGTGTAAACTAGTTGGTTATTCTTTCTTGCTCAACCATCGACCAGTTGAGCAAGGTTAGGGTCGTCAAAATTATAAATTTAAATATATATTATTATGAGACAAGTTATCAAACATACACTTCTTGATGCAGTCACGCCAGTTGCCATAACTTCATCAACGGATGCAACACCGATTGTAGTTACATCTACTGCACATGGTTTTGCTACAGGAGATCGTGCATTTATATTTGGTCATACAACAAATATTGCAGCAAATGGTATTTTTAAAGTTACAAAACTTACAGCAAATACATTCTCGCTTCAAGACGAATTTACAGGCAATGATGTCGCTGGATCAGGAGCAGGTGCTGGAGCAAGTGGTGCATGTATGAAAGCACCACAAATTGAATATGTTCAAGACTATAGAGCAGTTGATTTCCAGATAATTACATCAGGTACTGCAACTACAACATTACTTATTGCTGGATCGCCTGGCAAAGTAGATTCAGATATTGTCAACGGAAGAAAAGATCTTCCAAACTTTGGTGCAACGATTTCAAAGTCAAATCCTTATAGCTATCTTCAAGTAGTCAATCTTGATTCAGGTGCAACAGTAAATGGCAGTACTGGAGTTGTAGTCGCTGGAACTGATATAAATCTCGCTTATGAATCAAATACAAATATAGTTAGATATCTTACAGTTATACCGACTTCTTGGACCACCGGTGCGATCACTGTGATATTAACAGCAGGTTATTTTTAAAATAATATGAATATATTTAAAAGTAAAATTATACAAGTAATAGCTATTCTAGGATTACTATTTCTAAATAGTCCTATTACATATGCCGATCGTGTACCAGTTGGTGGTGGATCAGGAACCCCCGCCGGCTCCAACGGTCAACTCCAATACAACAATAATGGAGCTTTTGGAGGGGCAACAGGAATAACTTACATAAGTGGTAGTTCAACCATTACCGTAGCAACCACAAGTGACTCTGCCCATTTCCCTTACAACTCAATCATTATGTGGGGAGATAGCCAGACACAAGGGGGTCCTTCGGGAGCAACAGGAGGAACATTTACCCAAGCAACTGCAACTATCCCTGCTCAATTAAACGCATTGACTGGATATGGAGTTAAAAACTTTGGCTCTGGTGGATATACAAGTACACAAATCAAAGATAGATTCTTGCTACCAACATCAGCAGATTACTATAATTATCCAACAATCATTTGGTCAGGAAATAATGATACAAACAGTTCATCAACAATCTTAGCTAATATTGCAACTATGGTTGCTAAATTAAAATCTCCTGCTCGATATTTGATTATTGGTGTTATCAACACACAAGCCCAGGCAAGCAATACACAGGCGTATGCAAACATTCTTTCAGACAACGTCGCATTGCAAGCTACCTATCCAAATAACTTTCTTGATATTCGTCCGTATGTAATAAGCCAATATAATCCGTCATTACCTCAAGATGTTATTGACCATGCTAATCAGGTACCACCAACATCTTTGATGGCGACCGATGGAATTCATTATAACTTTCTTGGGTCATATATAATTGCTGCGAAAATAGCAACGATGGTACCCGCACTATTAGGTCCAAGTTCTGGACAAGTAGTGACATACAACAAACTAAGTTCCGTTCTTGCTTCACCTCCTGTTATCGGTGCAAATACTCCTCAAGACGGATTCTTCAAAGCACTCTACGCAGGAGGATACTTTGCTTCGACGAGCCCTACAGGTGGTGTTCCTGCCTCAGACAACTTTACTGTGCTTAACCTTAAAGGTTTTGATTTTAGAACTTCAAGTGCAGGAAGTACTGACGGAACAACAGATTCGTTTACACCTGGTCTTGAAAAAACTTCATCAGGAAACTGGACACAAGGTCCGTGGACAGGAAGTCAAGGTGCTGGTTTTACAGGAAGTTCAACAAACCAAGCCAATCTTTCTGAAACAGTTGGAACAACTGCGGGAGGAGGAGTATATCAAATCACAATGACTTCATCGGGTTCATTCGGAGGTGGATATTATGACATCTATGTTGGAGGTACAAAAGTCTGCGACCCAGTTGTAGGAGGTTGTGACTTCGTATCTTCTGGTGTAACAGTGAATACTACGGTTGAAGCACTCGATACGAGTGGAATTGTAATTACTCCGGTAGGAGGATTTACAGGAACAATTTCAAACATATCACTGAAGAGTTCATCTTGTATAGTCAATTCAGCTCCTGAAAATTGTATGTATCCTATGGTTAAAATATATGACTCATTGAATAAATTGTCATCAGAAATGAGATTCGGAAGTTCAACACTTGCGAACAACTTTGTCGGTTTAAATTCAGGTATATCTATTACTAATGGTAACAATAATGTCGGATTCGGTTCCAATGCTCTCTTAGGACTTGGTGCAGGTATAAACAATGTTGCTATTGGTTCTGGTGCAATGACATCTCAATATGCCTCATTTGATAACATAGCGATTGGGAAAAATGCTATGAACAATACAGGAAATACACCAGGAACTTCATTCAGAAATATCGCTATCGGTACAAATGCTATGTCAAAAGGGTATAACTCCACATTCAATGTGGCTGTTGGATGGGGTACTCTACAAAATATAACAACAGGTTCAGGTAACATGGCATTTGGAGATGGTGCTTTGGGTGCATGTACAACTTGTGCAAATAACGTGGCTATTGGTCGTCTAGCAGATAACCTCGCGACTGTCATTCAAGCAGACGTAGCTGTCGGTTACGGTGCATTGCAAAACTCAACTGCTGCCGTAGGACAAAATACGGCTATTGGATACCAAGCATTAAATGTTTCAACCAGTGCAGGTTTTAATGTCGCACTAGGAACGTTTACAGGAAATCATGTCACTACTGGTCAACGAAATACATTAATTGGATACAATACCGCTACTGATATAACAACAGGAGGTGACAACATTGCTCTTGGTGATGCAATAACATTTGCCTCAACAACGAACTCAAACCAGATGAATATCGGTAACTTGATTTATGGAACTGGCAATGGTACAGGAAATACACCAGCAGTCGCAGCCAGAGTTGGTATCGCTACTTCTACTCCTATCTATCAATTCACTATCGCTTCAACAACAAACACCAGTTCACTTAACTTCGCCGTTGACTCAAACGGTAACCAATACGGAGGTGGTAAGGCACCAACAGTCGCCTGCGCTTCAACATGTACACTTGATACCAACGCACATGACTCATCAGGAACTATTCAAATCTCAGGCTCACAAACTGTGGTCACCCTCACATTCGGTACTGCTAAACCTTGGGCACCTCATTGTGTGATTACAGACAACGTTACCACTCTTGGGTATGATGCCTCTTCAACCCCCACAACACTTGTGATGACAACAGGACTATCCATCGGTACTGCGAATATTAGTTATGTCTGTCAATTGTAAATACTATGCCCACTGATCACTCACACAAAGAAAGTGGTTCAGAAATTCGAAGTAAGAGAAATCTCTTTAATATTGTTCTCGGTAATTGGATTACGATTGCTTCATTCCTAGGACTCCTTATAGCTGGTACAACTGCATGGACGATTCTTACTGATAAGACCCAAGCAAATACTCAAAAGATTAGTGATGTAGCAATGAAGCAAATTGATGATGAAAATAATATCCAGCAAGCAGCAATCGTTACATCAAGTCGTTACGCACAAATAGAGACTGATCTAACATGGATTAAACAGAAATTAGGAGGTCCAACAAACTAAAATATTATGAAAAGAAATATAATAAAAATAATAGCAATATATTTCTTAGCAACCGCATCATATGCTTCTGCTAGCAGTATTCTTGCTCCTTTTCAAGGCGGTACAGGAACCTCAACAGCCCCTACATTAGGTCAAATACTGGTAGGGCAATCAAATGGTACCTATGGTCCTCAAGCAACCTCTACGCTTGGTATATCAGGAGGAGGGTCTGGAACAGTCACCTCAGTCGCTCTCACGACTCCAACAGGTCTTTCCATTTCAGGTAGTCCTATTACAACAAGCGGCACACTAGGTTTAACATTAACTGCTGGCTATGTTATCCCTCTTTCAGCATCGACAACGCAGTGGAAAACCGCTTTTGATGATCTTGTATCATCGTGGACTGCTCCTCTTTCATTTACTAGTGGTGTTGTTTCTTTTGACTTCACTCATGCAAATACATGGACAGGACAACAGACGTTCAATACGATAGCTCCGATATTTGGAACGATTACAGGCACAACATCTTGTCTTCATGTAAATTCTGCAGGTCTTGTGTCAGGTACTGGAGCAGAATGTGGAAATGGCGGAGGAGCTACACTTCCAGGGGGAGCGAATGGTCAGCTTCAATACAATAGCGGCGGTGTTTTTGCCGGCACCTCCACACCCACTGTGGCGGCAATCAATGCGACAACAACTGCTACTTCAACTTTCGTGGGAGATATTGTCTCACGATGTTTTGCTACTTCAACAAATGGTCCATGTTTGTCTTCGGGAAATAGCTTTTCTCTTTCTGGGGGTACAACAGGTCAGAATGTTTATTGGACTTCTGCAACAACTATAGGAAGCCAGGCAACATCTTCAGCTACCTGCTCAAGTGGTGTGTCATGTAATGCCTTTACTGTTCTTGGAAATACTAATCCTTCATTTACAAATAGTGGAGTTACTTCTATTGGAGGTCTTACAGGATCTGTGGCTACTTCTTCTCTTGGGATAACTGCAACAATATCATCAAGTACTCTTGCAGGAAGTACACCAATTCTTGAAATCGGTAAACATGAACAGGTATTCATTTCAACTGGACTATTTACAGTCCCTAATGGAATAACAAAAGTATTAGTTGAAGTTCAAGGTGGAGGTGGAGCAGGTGGTACAGGAGATGGATCACTCCATGCAGCTGGAGGCGGTGGAGCCGGTGGATATGCTCGTAAGATGGTTGATGTGTCTGCTACAACATCAGTATCAGTTACTATAGCATCTTGCGGTGTAGCATCATTTAGTTCATTTGCTTCATCAACCGCAGGGTCTAATGGTGGAGGTGCTGGAAGTGCAGGAGGAGCACCAGGATTAGGAAAAGGAGGAGATCTTAACCTCTATGGTCAAGGTGGTGATCCAGGATCATCAGTTTCCGGTGTAGGAGGAGGAACTGGCGGTAATGGATTTTTCAGTGGTGGCGGTCAGGGTGGTTTAGGATCTACACCAGGAGATGGTCATAACGGCGGCGGCGGTGGCGGCAGTTCATCAAATAGTGTGAGTGGTGGTGCTTGTTCAGATGGGACTGTAGTCATAACGTGGTAATTAAAAATGTAGTATAATAATACAAATATATGGCATCAATACTTTATGAAATACCAACAGGATTAATAAATGGAGTCAATAAAGTATTTACTGTTGTTAATACTCCAAGTTTTGTTACATTGAATGGTCCAGTTCAGACACCAGGAGGTGTTGATTATACGCTTACTGGATTTACATTAACTTTTGTTAATGCTCCAAATATTGGTGCTTCTCTTTTGTCATTCTATTTATATCAATCAGCAAATCCAATTTTAAGTACACCTTCAACGAGTGCTTATTTTATTACTCTTGCACAGTTAAAAAACGATATTGCAGCAAAGATGAAAGGAACTTCACTTAAAGAAATTGGAGATTTTTATGGAACTGTTGCTGGGGCAGGAAATCGTATGCTTGCTCGTATTGATACTGAAGAAACTCGTCGTACAATCACACTTGCTACGCCATTTTATGATAATGTTCAAGATTATGCACTTCCAAGTGATTATAAAAGAATGATTGATATTCGTCCTCAAGCAAATCGATTACAAATGCCTGGACGATCTCATTTTAATCAAACGGCAGTAAGACAATTCAATGAAAGATTAAATGCAAATTCATTTTCAATTCATTGGAATAATATGGTACAGACTATTCGAGCGCAGCAATTGCCGATTGGCAATGTGCTTCAAATGGATTCATTTGATACTCAGATTTCAAATGGATCATGGAGCGCTGAAGGAGATGCATCAGGATTATATCCAGAAGTACTTAATTATGTTGAAGGTAATGGATCACTTGGTTTTAATTTATCTGGTGTAACTGGTCTTGCTGATATCGTAAATACTACAGCAACAGTTACAGATTTGTCTGCATTAAAATATAATGATGCTTCGGTATATGCTTTATATATTCCAATAGGATTTTCAAATCGTTTTGTAAGTCTTACTTTACGTCGAGGATCAGATGCTAGTAATTATAAACATGCAGTTACAACATCAAAGATTGACGGTACAGCTTTCACTGACGGCTGGAATCTTGTGATGTTCAATTGGAATTCAGCAACAACAAATGGAACACCTGATGATACAAAAAATACTTATCGCCGTCTTGGATTTCAATACACCGTCGGTCCTGTAATTACAGGAGTACTTGTTGATAATTGGACTGATGCTTTGGGTAATCTTTATGAGATGGAATACTACTCAAATTACCTTTTCAGGACTGCCAGTGGATCATGGATAAATATTCCGACTCTTGATACTGATCTTGTTAATGTAAGTCTCAATTCATATGAAATACTGAAATCTGAAATTATGATTGATGTCATAAAAGAGATTCGTACTGGTGCAGTTCAATCTTCTGAATTGGCTGATTATCGACTTATGTTGAATGGTCAACCTCAGAGTCGATATGTTAAAGATCCTCCTTATCATGGAGCATATGCTGATTATTTAAAGTCGTATCCTTCAAGCGCTATTGTTACGGTAACTCGAACTTATGATTTCGATGTATAACAATAAATATTATGGCTAGATCATCATACAATGGACAACAACAAGAGGATAGTTTCAACCTGACATCAGGCTTTAAGTCATATGTATCTAAGCCAGAAATAACTGCACTTGCTCCAAATTTTTTGGTTAAAGGATCTAAAAATGTTCTTATTGATTATGCAGCTCGTGTTATTTCACGCAATGGTTATAGTTTATATCGACAAGCAAATAATGGAGGAGGACCTATTAGAAGTTCATATGATTGGACAACATCAACAGGTAAGTTTTTTAATTTACGATCATCTGATTCAAAGTTAGAATTTGATTGGAATGGAACTTATAATAGTTTATTAACGACTCTTTCAACTCCATTTATTTCATTCTGTCAGGTACTAGATTTTACTGAACAGACTGATGTTCTTTTGTTTGTTCAATCAGATTCAAATATGTATCGATGGTCTGGAGGAGTCTCAAAAGTTGCTTCATCAACCGCAACAACACTTACAAAACAAGGTGTAATGACAGGAAAAACTACGATTGCCTTTGTTGCTGGTACTCCAGGAATTGTTGCTCCTAAAATTACTGATAGTGCAAATGGATTTGTGACTGCTGGATTCGCTGTCGGAGATTCTCTATTTGTGACTGGTTCAACAGCTAATAGTAAGACATTTACAATCGGTTCAGTTACTGCAGGAACAATCACTCTGATTATGAGCAATTCTCTTATCAGTGAATCTGTAGGACCTTCGATAACTATTCATAATGGAGAACCTACATGGAAATCTGCACGATTCTTTTCATCGCTTTCTGGTCGTTCATTACTTTATAATGGCACTCCTTATACATATACAGGAGGAGAAACAACCGACACATTGACTGGATTAACGGCATTTCCTACAGTAACCGCAGGAGATCAAGTATGGCAAACTGTATCTACTATTGCATTACCAAGTGATATTACATCAGGTTTTCCAAACTTTGCTCCTGATATGATATCATCACAACTTAATCAGGTTGTACTTGGCAGTACAAAAAGCTCAATGACATTCGGATCAACAAATATTGATTATACAGATTTCTTTCTCGATTCTCCTCGTGCCCCTGGTGATCCATTTCAGATTCCACTTACATCTGGTCCAATGACATGCATGATTCCTATTGATACAATGCAAAATGTTACTAATATTCAAAGTAACTTTGTATTTGGTTCAGGAAGAAATGTTTTTGATCATCTTGATTTTCATATGTCTAATGACAATACCTATGAACTTGCTCGTATTGTTCAATATAAAATATCTCAAAGTTCAGGCATATATTCGCCTAATGCCTTTGTGCCAGTAAAAAATGCAACTGCATATATTTCTCAAGAACCCGCACTTGAAGTGTTGGGTTCAATCCAAAGTCCTGATGGATCAAAGAATACTCCATTGTCAGATTTGATAAAAAATGACTTTGATAGCTATGATTTTACAAATTGTCATTTGGCTTATTGGAAGCGTGCTATTTATATAGCAATGCCTGCAATGGGACTTGTATTAATTTACGATCTACAGCGTTCATTGTGGCAACCGCCACAGACTATTCCGGTTGGGTGTTTTTCAATTATTAATGGGTGGCTTTATGGTCATTCTTCTGTGACTAATGAAACCTATAAATTATTTAGTGGAACAACTGATAATGGAGTATTTATTTCACAAGTTGCTCGTTTTGCATACAACAATGGCGGACGAAGAGACCGAATCAAGAATATGTCGCAGTACTGGTCGGACGGATATATTACTGCCTCTGGCACACTTAATATGAATCTTAACTTTGGATTTGATGGCATAGCTGGCAAAAAGATTATGTCTATTTCTGGAGGTGATACAAAAATAACTAATCCTGCTCAAGGATCTCCTTTGGGTGATGCTCCACTTGGAGAAAATCCTTTGGGTGGATCTCCGTTCGATCCTGTATCAGGATTGCCTGGTGCTGGAGTTCCACTTGTAAGATTCTGGCAAGAGGATTCAATGAAGGGAATAGATTTTACAGAATTCTTTATTGAATATACGATGTCCACTTTAGGAGGACAGTTTGCATTAGTAGCGCATGGTAGCAATATGTTTGATACTGATACGAGCCCAGTATCGCACAAAAAGTAATCCACTTAACAAAGTACCTAAAATCATTGTATAATTATTAATAAATTAAAAAACTAAAATGTCACTTCAATACGTACAAACCCCAGCAACAAGTCTCTATTCAGGAATGGCAGTGAGCGATGTCACCTGCCGTGTGACTCCATATCCTGTAGATCTTGATGGGGTGAAATTATCAATGATTGATTTTGGTACTACTGGATATTTTACTATTGATCCAAAGATTTCAGGATACGAAGAAATATGTAGTTTTACTGGATTGACTGACAATGGCGATGGCACAGCAACCCTTACAGGTCTTACTCGTAATCTTCTTGGTAAGTCTCCCTATACTGCATCAGGAACTGGCGGAAAGCTCCACGGCTCCTCCGCCGTGGTTGTTTTCTCAGATAATCCTCAATTATATGCAAATCTAAAGGCATATATTGATGGCATAGCACTCGCCGGCACAGTAAACGCAACCACATCGCTTCAAGGACTTGTTCAACTCCCTACAACAGCTCAAGTTAATGCAGGTACTTCGACAGGAAGCAGTGGTGCAGCACTTGGGGTTACACCTGATTCATTAGCTGCATCGATTTATGGATTGCAACTTCCGTCTTCATCAGAAAAAACTTTTCTTACAACTCTTCTTGCCAGTTTAACTGGAACCATTTCGCCTTATGCTGGTCGAACTGCCCCATCTGGATATTTGTTTGTAAATGGTGCTGATGTATCTCGAATAACATATGCAAATCTTTTGGCTGTAATTGCTCCTTCTCAGACCGCAACAATGACCATTGCTTCTCCTGGAGTTGTTACAGCAACAGCTCACGGACTTGTTGCCGGTGATCTAATTCATTTTACAACGACAGGAGGGCTACCAAGTGGTGTTACTGCTGGTCTTATCTACTATGTTCTTTCAACTTCTCTTGCAGCAAACACTTTCAAATTTGCTTTGTCACCGGAAGGAACCGCAGTAGTTACTACAGGAAGCCAGTCAGGAGTTCATACTCTTTTCAAAAGTGCGTTTGGACAGTTATCAAGTGATCTTACAACATTCCGTCTTCCCGATCTTCGGGGAAAGAGTCTACTTGGTGAGGGTGCCACAACTAATATCACTCTTTCTTTTGAAGGTGGTGCAGTAAATGCAGGAGCAGATACTATTGCAGTTCCTGATGGATCATTCCCATCACAAGGTCAGTCTATCACTCTAACAACTACAGGAACCCTTCCAGCAGGTCTTGCAACAGCTACGCCATATTATGTAGTTCGACTTTCTTCTACATCAATTCAACTTTCTACAACTCAAGCAAATGCGAACGCCAGTACACCTGTGGTTATAAATATTACTGATACTGGCTCCGCCGGTGGAGTTCATACAATTACATACGCTCTCACTGCTCGAACAGTTCTTGGCAAAGGATTAGGTGAAGAGACACACGGTGTGTCTCAGGGTGAATTGGCTTCGCATGTTCATACAGGTGGGGTTGGTTCAATAAATTACCAACCAGGATCTACACCAGGAACTATTGGAACTGCTAATACTGGATCAGTGGGTTCAGATACTCAACATAACAATATGTCTCCAAATGTTGTTATCAACTTTATAATCAAAACATAATTATATGTCTGACACAACAATCGCAACGCCGACAGGAACCGCAGGACCATTAGGACCAGGAACAGGACCTGCTCCTGTTACAACTGCAACTCCAGTAGACACTTCTTCTTCTCCTCTTATTGTTACATCGGGAGCTTCACGTTCTAATTATGCAAATAATGTCAATACATTAAATACCGCAACAACAAATCTAGCATCAACAAATAAAAATGATCCTTCAATTGTAAATTTTTTGAATAGTAGCAAAATGCCTTCAGACTATAATTCTCGTGCGACAATGGCAAAGCAAAATGGTATTGAAAACTATACTGGTAGTGCAGCACAGAATACTCAGTTACTCGGGATATTACAGGGAGATAAAAAAGACACGACTGGAGGTGATACTACAACAAAGACAGATACGACTTCGACAGATACAACTTCAACGACCGATAATACCTTCTCAGGTCCGTATACTGTTGATCCTAATGGCAATTTGACTCGTAATGATGGCGGAAAGATGGATGCGGGGCTTGTTCAATCATATAAAGACTCACTTGTTCAAATGGATCAGCGTGTCAGTGATGCAAAAAATACATTGTCTTCTGCTCTTTCTACACTTCAAAATGATCCAGCAGCTGCAAGTGCAATCAGTATGATTGAAGCAAAGTTTGACCAGCAACTAGAATTAATGAAAGGAAAAAACAATATGGTACTTGGTCGTGCATCAACTGCTATTGCTGCCTATGGAGGTCTTGGTCAGATGTCTAACGACTTTATGAGTCACGAACAGGATTTAGCTATTACTCGCTTGTCAGATATAATTTCAAAAGAAAGCAGTGCTATTATGACAGCTACTGCTGCCTATAAAAAAGGTGATCTTGCTGCTTTTGATTCAGCTTCTAAGCAACTAGACACTGTTACAAAAGATAAAACTGACGCAA